CTATTCCGCGCTGCCCTCGGTGGACGCCCAGCAGGTGCTCACCGAATTTCTGGTGCAGGAGCTTAATCAAGCCGCCGACAACGCCCAGCCGGAAGGCTTCACCGCCGTTATGCAGGTGGTGGTCAAGCCGGTGCGTTTGAATAACGTATGCCAGATCCTGGCACGTACGGTCGGCGTGTCGAACACCCTGCGCGCGGCCGACATGGCCGGCGGCGAGGACGAGTACAACAGGCAGTTGATCTTGCGCGGTATGGAGGTCAAGCGCGACCTCGAACTGGCGATCACCTCGCCGCTGGTGCGCACCATCACCGACCCGCGCCATATGTCCGGGTTGCCCTGCTACACGGTGAACGGCTCACGCGGCGCCGGCGCTGGCGTGATGCCGGTCGGCGACGGCTCCAACGCTGGCACCGCCGGCACGTTGCGCGATCTCACGCTGGCGATGGTCGATAGCGCGATGCAGCAATGCTGGCAGGCCGGCGGCAAGCCCACACTGGGCATCATGTCGGGCAACGTCAAAGCCTACTTTGCCACGCTGTCGCAGGGCGGCACCGGCAACGCCGTGGTGGCGCAGAACATCCAGAACGTCACGTCGAGCGAGCAGGTTACGATCCAGGGCGCGGTGGACGTGTATCGCACCAACTTCGGTGCCATCCAGCTTGCCCCCGACCGCTTTATGCCGGCGCACCAGATCATCCTGGTCAGCACCGACTACGCCGAGATGGCGCCACTGTCGGGTCGGTCGTTCGTGGATCAGACGTACGCCACCACCGGTGACAACACGCAAGGCGGCGTGGTTTACGAAGGTTGCATAAGGCCAACGGCCCCAAAGGCCCATGCGACCATATTCGATTTGAACCAATAACGGCACGGCGATGCCGCTGCTCTACGAGAACTACGACCCGGTAACACTGCGTGCCACCGAGGTCGATACCGACACCGATGCCGGGTTGGTCTTTACCCACTCGCAGAACACCCGGCCGATTGTCGAGAGTGCCAAGCGGATCGCGTCCAACTTCGATCCGCTGGTGCGGCGCGACACGGTGCATGTGGCGCGCATTCCGATGGTGATCTGGCAGAACCTGCAACGCCTCGGAATCACCAAGGACGAGGCCGCGCTGAATCGCTGGCTCAACGACCCCGACAACTGCGTCTTCAGAACCGATGACAGGAGTACGCTCTGATGGCCCTTGCAACCCATGAGAACCACGCTGACGCGCCTCGGCAGCGTCCGTCCCCCGGTGTCGGCATGCAGGGCAAGGCGCCCGTGACAGGCTCCGTCGAGGCGGCAAAGCCGGTGCTGATCGAGGACATCGATCCCATCCTGCTGGTGCGCCTCTATCCCGAAGCCACCTCGGCCGGTGACATGCGCAGTTGCGCGCTCGCCGCCGGGAATGCCACCTACGAGGCCGGCCAGACGCTGGTTGCCTCGCAGCAGGAGCCGGTGCTGGGGGCCGGCGAAACCCCGACGCCAACACCCACGCCAACGCCGCATCCGCGCCGGGACTAACCGGTGGCCAGCCTGCAGCAGTTGAGCGATGACGTTGTTGGCTGGTTGAACCGGCGAGATATCGTCGATCGCATTCCCGGCTGGGTGACCATGGTCGAGACCGAGATGGCCGAGACCCTGCGCGCCCGCTGCATGGTGGTGACCGTCACCCAGCCGATCGACAATGCGTATATCTCGATGCCGCCGGATTTCGCGACCATGGAGAGCATCCGCGACGCGATATCCGGCGAGCTGTTCGAGATGAAAGACGAGTGGTCGGGGCACTGGACCGGTGCGCAGACCAGCGCGTGGCAGGGCGCGGTGGGTAGCATCCTCGGCCAACCCTGTACGGCATACCGTCTGGTGCATGACTGCATCGAGTGGCTTCCTCATCCCGTCATCCCCGATCCGCCAGACCCAAACTGGAAACCGCAGATGGTGATGATGGGCTACTACGCCCGTCCCAAGCCGCTGCTGCTGCCGTCAGATACCAACCCCATCCTGGAGCAGATCTACGCCGCGTATCTCTATGGCGTGTGCAAGCAGGGCGCGCTGTTCGAGTTGGACGACGATCGCTCGCAGCAAATGGATGGGTTGTGGCAGCAGGTCATCACCCGCGCAAATTTGTGGAAGCAACAATCGGACTACAGCGGCGCTCCCTACAGGTCCGAACTTGCAACGGTGTTCTGATGGACGGTAGCGCCAGCATCGGGCTTGAGCAGGCCCTACTCGGCCACAGTCTTGGCTTTGCGCCGATGGCCTCGCCGACGCAGGTGTATGTGGCACTGTGCCTGGCCGCGCAACCGCCGTCCGAGACGGTGCGCGGGTTGGAGGCGTCGGGCGGTGGCTATGTCCGCACACCGGCCACCTTCGCGCTGATCTCCGGGCCGTCCAACATCGCCGCCAACACCACGTCCGTCGAGTTCCAGCAGGCTACGTCCTCGTGGGGCGTGGTCGGGTTCTTCGAGTTGTGGGACGCGGCGAGCGGTGGCAACCGGCTGTATTGGGGCCAGTTGGTCGATCCGGCTGACTTCACCACGCCGCTGACCATCACGGTGTCGGCCGGCGATATCGTGCGGTTTTCGGCTGGCACGCTGGGCGTTCAGGCGGCTACAGGCTCAGGCGGCACGGCCAGCATCGGGGCGTATTTGCCGCTCGCGGGCGGCACGCTGACAGGGCCGGTGTATCTGGCGGGTGATCCCACCGACACCCTACAGGCTGCCACCAAGCAGTACGTGGACGCTCATAGCGGCTCGGGCGGTGGTCCGGGGTTCCTGCCGCTCTCCGGCGGCACCATGCTGGGGCCGCTCACGCTCGGCCCGTCGCTCATATGGGGCGCCATCACCGCTACCGGGTTCGGCACGGCCATCGGGCAGGTTCCGGTGTTCGTCAATAGCCAGGGCAGCGGCTTCCCTGGCCTTAATCTATCAGGTCGCACGATCCTTCGGCGCTCCACGACGACCGAAACCGACTACGCCGATATCCAGATCAGCCGCACCACTACGTTCAACGCAGGAACGCCTGGAACGGCGGCCAATAATGCGGCTCTGCGTGTGCTTGGCACCTACGGCCTTGGTAACAAAACGAACGAATGGAATATCATTTCGACTGCGATAACGTCCGGCACGGGCGGCGGCACGATCTCAGGTGCGTTCCTGCAAGGCATTCGCGCTGCGGGCGCTAAAGATCCCGTGTGGGGCGCGATCACCAACGCCATCGACCAGAACGATACCGACTCCCTGACATCCGGGGCGCAGTTGATCCCCCTGGAGATCGATGTTGTCGCCAACCGCGCCGACAATGCCGTCAACACCCAGACGGTCGGCGGCGTCGGCGTGCGTAAGGTGCTCGATATCGTCGCGGTGCGGCAAACGCTCGCAGATACCACGCAGTTCGAGGTGTCGCACGGTATCTGGTTCACAGCCGGAACCTATGGCAGCACCTCTGCCGACGCTTACACGAACTACCAATCCGCAATCGGGTTCGGCGTCAACACGCAAATCCGCAACGCGCTCGACACGCGCGGCGCGATCACGCCCACCGGCTCGTCCAACCCGGTGTCGGCCGTCACGATGACTGCTGGTCACATCGTGGATTTTAACGGGGGTCCCGCACTGAACAGCGCGCCCGGCGCGTATCTCCGCTATGACAGCGCCACCAGCAAGCTGATCTATTACGTCTCCGGCGTGGCGAAATGGAGCGTGGACGCCTCCGGCAACATGCGCTGTGCCGGCACCGTCACCCCGAGCGTCACACCCTGATGGCAACGCCACGCCCCTATGGTCGCGGCCCGTATGGCGCGTCGGTCTACGCGACATACCGCACCTACGAGATCGGCGGCCTCTCCCAGGTCGCGTTCGGCGCCGAGGCGGCCACGCTGATCCGCACCTGGCAGCAGCCGACGCAGATGTGCGCCACCGGCACATGGACGCTGACCTCGCTGCCAGCACAGCCACCCAACGACCAACTGGAGTTGGCGGCATGAGCGACTACACCACCACGCCGAATTTGCAACTATACAAACCCACGCCGAACGCCGATGGCGATATGTGGGGCGCGCACCTAAATACCAACGCCGATACGCTCGATGCGTTGCTTGGTACGTCCACTCCAGGGCCATTCTTGCCGATCAGCGGCGGGAGCATGCAGGGGGCGCTCAATTACGCGGCAACTGGCGGCACCATAGTGCGTTCGGCACAGAACCGGGCTGCCGAACATGCTGACGTGGAAGACTACGGGGCCAAGGGTGATGGCACTGGCGACGATGGCCCAGCGATCAATGCGGCGCTGACCGCCGCCAGGCCCTCGGTGGGCGGCTGCGGCTCGGTGTTCTTGACGCCCGGTATTTACCAGATTTCCACCCCGATCAGCATCCCCGCCAGCAATATGTCGTTGTGGGCGATACCGGGCACCGTGACGTTGAAGGCGGCAGCGACGGCGGCGGGAAATCCGGTGCTGCTGTCGGTCAACACCCGCTCGCACGTCACGATCTATGGGATCATTTTTGACGGCAACATTGCCGGTATAGGCAACACCAACAAGAACAACGTCATCACCGTATTCCAATGCTCCCATGTCAAGTTCGACGCCTGCGGCTGGCAGAACACGCGCGGCATCGCCTGCATCTTCTCCACCGCTAACACCCACTCCGGCGTCATCAACTCATGGGCGGCCAGCACCGGCACTTACTGGCGCACCCAGACGGCAGCATTCACCGGCTCCGTGTCGGGGACAGTGTTGACCGTGACCGCTATGACCAGCGGCACCATTGGCCTCAACAACGGCTTCGGTCCCGTGGCGGGCCTGCTGCCGGGAACCTACATTTCCAGCTTCGGTACAGGAACCGGCGGTGTCGGGACTTACAACGTTAATCAGGTGGGCACCGTTGCGGCGGCAACGCCCATGACGACCGTTTACGGCAACGCCAACAGTTCCGACGGCTATGCGCAATGCTTTGCCTGGACCGGCGGCGCTGCGGCGAACAGCTATGGTAACTATGTGCAGAACTGCGTTTTCGATGACGCCAGCTTTGACAACATCTCGATCGGCAACCAGCACACGTTTCTTGCGTCCGGCAACAAGTTCACCGGGAAGGGCGTGGCGACTTATCCGGCAGGACGCGGCTCGGCGATCTATGGCACTTCGTCGGATTATGTGACGATTTGCAACAACGTCGTGCAGCAGATGTATGGCAACGGCATCGACATCCATCTGTGCGTTAGCGTCAGCCTGACCGGGAACGATTGCCAGTTCAACAGCGCAGCTGGCATCCAGTTCGCCATTATCTCCGGCTCGGCAATGGTCACTGGCAACACCTGCAACAATAACTGGCAGGGCGGCATTAGCTTCCATAATGCGGGCATCGCGATTGGTGGCGAGGCGGGCGATCCGGCGACTGCCATGGCAGTCATCTCCGGGAATGTCTGCACCGACACCCAGGCAACGAAGACACAGCAATACGGCATCATGAAGCGGCCGAACGCGGCCGTCACCACGCTGCTGCTGGATCAGTCGAACCTGATCAGCGGCAACGCGGTCGCTGATCTGAGCGGCACTAATTACACGCGACGTGCGTCGGTGCTGCTTGGCTTCCTTGCCACATCAGTCGGCAATGGGGCGGATACCACGGAGGATACGCTACAGACTTTGACCATCCCCGCATTGACGTTGATGGTCCCCGGCGACCGGCTGCGCATCTGCGCCAATGGTGTGTTCACCGGGTCAACCGATGTGAAAAACGCCAGGGTGAAAATCGGTAGCACCAACCTGCTGATTATGACTGCGCAAACCTCGACGCAGACCAACTGGTATTGCGATGTTGAGCTAATCAAGACTGGGCCAAATACGCAGTTCATTCGCGGCGCGGGGCAGGTTAACAACGTTGCCAGTGCGGTTGTCGCGGCAAGCGGGTCGTTTATCGACACGGGCGCTTTGACGCTGACCGTCACCGGGCAGAACAACACGACCGCTACGGCGAATACGATCACGTGCCGGTGGCTAACGACCGATTTCCTTCCGGCGAATATGTAGGAGGGCGGCATGATCGAAAACAGCACCCCGATTGCCGTCACACTCCGCGCGCAGGAGTGGAATACGCTGATGGCCCTGCTCGCCGAGGGGCCATATAAGATCGCCGCGCCGCTGATCGCTGCCATCCAGCAGCAGTGCATGGAGCACGACGCGCCGATGCGCGTGTCAGGCGGTGCCAACGGCGCAGATCCCCATCCCGAGCCATAGGAGGCGGTCATGGCTAGCACAGCCGGTCAGATGACGTTGGTACCGACAGGCAACCCGCAGTGGCGCGCGGCGAATGGCGGCATCGTTTATAGCTTTCAAGCACCCGTCGCGCCGCAGACCAACCGCCCACACACCGGCACCTCATATGGGACATACCGGGATTGGGTGATGAGGATGGGTTACTCGCGCACCAAAGGCATTGCCGGGTGGCGGATAATCCTACCCTACGATCCCAGCGCGACATGGTTTGTGACTGTCACTGACGATTCCTCCGACACGCCGACCGGCGTCACCAACGATGCCAACCACCCGCCGGCTGGTGTCCGTTAAATGCCGGGAATGTTAAGTTGAGCCCCTTGTCCATTCTTTGTCCGCTCCACGTAAGCCGCAAGCATTCTAAGGCGGGGAGCATCGTCATTTACGAACCCGAGGGCTCGATTGCAGCCATTGCAAAGCCAGCCTCTAAAGTTGAGCGTTCTGTGGCAATGATCGAATACAATCCCGCCTTTGGCGCCACCGCAGGCATCGCAGCGGTCTGGTTTTTGCCGGGCAGCCAACAGTTCAAGATTACGGATGTGATTATGCTTGAGAAGTGCCTTACGGGTCTTGTGCGCGTAAGTGTGCTTTCCTTTTGCGGCGTACCCCTTGCGCTGGGCTTCGTTAACTTTTGCCCTGTTTGCTGTGCGCCATTTGCGCTGGTATTCGGCCTTCTTAGCCCTCTGTTCAGCGCTCAATTTGTAACTACGGACGCTGGAAGTTGGGGGCTGCCGAGCGAGCCATTGCTTTTTATAAGCATTTTGCTGTGGACGGTAGCGTTCTGCGTTACCCTTGAAATTAGCCATGCGGTCCTCCGTTCAGGATCGTTGGTTAGGAATGGCAGCGGTGCTGGTTACACCGCTGCCGTTCCGTTTCTAGCGCACGGGAACTAACAATGCCAGACACTTTTACAGCCAACTTGGCTCTCGTGAAACCGGAAATTGGTGCCTCTCGTGACACATGGGGTAGTAAAACTAACGCGAATTGGGACGCGATTGACCAGCTTCTGAGTATGGCAATGCCGATTGGCAGCATCATCGACTACGCTGGTCCCACTCCTCCTCCCGGTTATCTTGTTTGCGATGGCCGGTTGGTCTCGCGTGTGACCTACGCCGCGTTATTTGCCGTCATTGGCAGCTATTGGTCTGCTGGCGATGGAAGTACGACTTTCGGCCTCCCGAAAGTTCAGGGCCGTGCGCTGGTCGGTCCTGGCACTGTCACCGACCCGAACGGCACCACGCTGTCGCTGACCTTCGCGCAGCAGCTTGGCTGGCTGTCTAACCAGATCCTGCAGACGCATTTGCCCAACTACGCGCTCACCGTCACAGCAGCCGGTACGCACAGCCACGGCGGGGCCACGGTGGGGGCGGGCAGCCACGGTCACACGATGGACACGCAGGGTAGCCACAGCCATGGCGGGGCGACGCTGACCGAGAGCGCGCTGCACACCCACTCCGGCGTCACCGATGCGCAGGGCAGTCACAACCACACCGTCGGCGGGTTTTTCACCACAGGGTCGGCGGCGCTTGGTACCGGGCCGTTTTCGGTAGGCGGCAATACCGTCACCAGCACTGATGGCGCGCATCAGCACAACTTCACCACCGGCACCGAAAGCGCTTCGCACGCCCATCAGATCACGCTTGACGGCAGCCACGCGCATAATGTCTCGGTCGTTGGCGATCATACGCACACGATCAATCCCGACGGCAGCCACACCCACATTATCAACCTCGGCGGCGGCGGCACGCTGTACAGCCTGATGCAACCAGTTCTCGTCATCACCAAGATCATCTATGCCGGTCAGCAGGCGGTGACGCATGCCGTGGGCGAGGTCGCGCCGACCATCGAGGGCCGCGACGAACTCGCCGTCATCCGCGAGGAACTGGCGCAACTGCGGGCCATCCTTGCCCCGGCACGCTCACCGCGGCTGCTGTCTGCGCCAGCGAGGGGCATGCACTGACATGGCGCGCGTGGCCCAGGCACCGCCGCCAGGCGTCTGGCGCAACGCCACGGCCGAGGCCAGCTCTGGGCATTGGTATGACGCAAACAACGTGCGCTTCCGCGGCGGGCAGTTGCAGCCGATCGGCGGCAACGTCGCACAGCCCGGCACCACCGTCGCTGACTTGCCGCGCGATCTGCTGACCTGGCACGACAACAGCCGCGTGCGATGGGCCGCGTTCGGCACTGATACCAAGCTCTATGCCTATCGCTTCGACCTTCAGACGCTCTACGACATCACTCCGTCCGGCGTCGGGCCGCTCGATCCGCCCGGCGCGCTGGTCGGCTACGGTATGGGCGACTATAGCGCCGACGCCTACGGCACCTCACGCGACGCCGCCGATATCGGCACGCAGGACATCGCCGCCACTATGGGCGACCGCTGGAGCCTCGATACGTTCGGTGAGGATCTGCTGGTGGTCCCAACGCAGGACGGGCGGCTTTATCGTTGGACGCCGACCACACCCGCCACGCTGCCGGCGCTCGTGGCAACCGCACCCACCAACTGCCGCGGCGTGATCGTGACGGATCAGCGCCACGTCGTGCTGCTCGCGGCCGGTGGCGATCCACGCAACATTGCATGGTCCGACCAGGAGAACCCCGACGTTTGGCTGCCGGACGTAACCAACCTCGCGGGCAGCAAACTGCTGCAGACGCAGAGCTACACCATGACCGCGATCAAGGTGTCTGACGGGGTGCTGATCTACACTGCGAATGACTTGCATAAAATGTCGTACGTAGGAGCACCGTATGGCTACGGCATCGTGCAGATCGCCTCGGGCTGCGGGCCCATTTCCCCACGGGCTGTCGTCGGGGTTGGCTCTTTTATCATGTGGCCCGGCACACAAACTTTTTGGACCTATCAAGGGTCAGTGCAGCCGTTGGCTTGTACAGTACAGGATTGGTTTTTCAGCTTAGTCAACCGCACCATGGCGGGTCGTGTGTTTGCTAGTCCGAACCCGGCTTTTTCGGAGATTTGGGTCGATTGGCCGGATGAAGACAGCTTAGAGTGTAATCGCTACGTAGCGTTCAATTTCGCTGATCCCGCACACCCCTGGACCATAGGGGTTCGAGCGAGAACGGCCGCTGATCCCAGCGGGACGATGGACAACCCGGTTTTGGGCGGTGGGCTGGGTACGGGTGGTTCACTTTTCCTCCACGAGTACTCCTACCTTGATAACGGCGTGCCACGCGCGCCAAACGGTGAGGTTTATGCAGAGAGCGGAAATATCTTAATTTCGGAGGGAGATCGTCGCGTCCATTGTAAACAGGTCGTAATAGATATAACCGCGACTGTCGATGAGGCAATTGGCATACGTTTCTTTCCGCGGGAACAACCAAACGATGCGGCCTCCGAATTTGATACCGGACTCTACCGGGCGGTTCATGGGGGGTTAATGGACGTGCGGTGGTCTGGAAGGTCCACCCGTATGCGTATCGAAGCTTTAGCCGATGGCCCCTTTGCGCTCGGGCGTCTCAGACTGGAAATGAGAGCCGGGGGTCGGAGATGAGTCTATTACTTGCCGTATCGCGCGATTCGCATCTTGGCTGCGTGAGCCTGTCTTTCCGCAGCCGGTATTCGCGCCCATCTGGCCTTCTGAGCAGCCACATACTTTTGGCGCGTCTTCTCGGTAATGGGTGCGCGTGCTCCACGAGACCACATAGCTTTGATAGCCTTAGAGAGTCTCTGTCGCTGTTCATCGGTGAGGCGGTTACCAAGACCGCGCTGGCCTATTGCTCGGCGTTGTTCATCGGAAAGTGCGCTTATGTACTCGTCGTAGTTCTCCCCTTTCGTGCATATACGCACGTTGTTAGCGGCGTAGGGACCGCTATCGCCGAACCGTGCCATGACATATTGGCCAGCAAGCCTTCCGCGCTGTTCCCATTTGCCGCTGGCCTGCCAGATCTTCCACCATTCATCGAAACTCAGCAGGAACCGGATACCTCGTTTTGTGGCCGAGCTACGCTGACTCTTGAACGCCGCCCGCTCTGGGTTGTTCTCAGCCCATTTGCGAGCGCGTTCCTTGCCAGTGGCAAGGTTCTTCTCGGGATCCTTAAATGGCATCAGCTTCGATCCTTCTTTCACAAGGTCGGGGTCAGGGGCGCCATCGGTGCTGATACATCGATGGCGTCCCGCTTATACCACACTCCGTTGCGGAGTGCATGCTAATGCGGCGCTGGCTCATAGACGGCGAGTTGGTGACGTGTCGGCTGCCGCTGTTTCAGGTCGCGCCACGCCCCGGCATCTTGTTCGTGTTCAATGAGGGCGGACGGGGCTTCACGTTGTCGCTCTACC